TGCATTATCATCAGGAGATATAATTTGTTATGCTTTTGATATAGATAATGGTCAATTATGGACTTCAGTAAATCAAAATATAAATATATCAGGAACAGCAAATGCGACAGGACTTACGACAGGAAAAGATTATTTTTATTTTTTTGAAGATAGTGGAGCTGGAAGCACTACAATAGAAGTTAATTTTGGTAGTCCAACCTTCTCAATTTCATCAGGCAACACAGATGGTGATGGCTATGGAAACTTTGAATATGCAGTACCATCAGGATATTATGCACTTAACACAAAAAATTTAGCGGAGTATGGATAATGGCTTACACAGATATAGATAAACCAACAGATTATTTTAATACTGTTCTTTATACAGGAAATGGAACTACAGATAGAGCAATTACAGGAGTTGGTTATCAGCCAGATTTTGTTTGGATAAAAAACAGAACAACTGATTTTGGTAGCAGATTATTAGATAGTGTTAGAGGTGCAACAAAAGAATTATTTTCAAATGTAACCAATGCTGAAACAACAAATACAGAGGGTTTAAAATCTTTTGACAGTGATGGATTTACTTTGGGAAATCATGGTGGAACTAACGAAAACAGTTCTAATTTTGTAGCATGGAATTGGTTAGCCTCAAACACAACTGCATCAAACACAGATGGAAGCATAACCTCAACTGTTAGTGCTAATACTACAAGTGGATTTAGTATTGTGTCTTATACAGGTACAGGAAGTGCATCTACAATAGGTCACGGGTTAGGTTCTGCACCAAAGATGGTTATATGTAAAACTCGTTCAACATCAGGAGTTTGGTTGACTTGGCATACGGGAATATCTATTAATGGACAAATACAATTACAATCAACTGATGCAGTATATAATCCTGGAACAGGTCTTTATTGGAATAGTACATTACCAACATCAAGTGTATTTAGTGTAGGAACATCAGGTTCAGTTAATGGCTCTGGTACAACTTACATAGCTTACTGCTTCGCAGAAAAACAAGGCTACTCAAAATTTGGAAAATACGTTGGTAGTGGTTCAGCAAGTTCAGGAACATTTGTTTATACAGGATTTAAACCAGCTTTCTATATAATCAAAAGAACAGATACTACAGGTTCATGGATTATAAAAGATAATTTAAGACCAGGATATAATGTCAATGGTTCTTATTTAGTAGCAAATGATAATTTAGTAGAATCCACAGGAAGTGGTAATGTAGCAACTGATGAATATTCAAATGGATTTAAAATTAGAGGCACTTCTTCTTCATTAAATACTTCTGGTGGAACATACATCTATATGGCATTTGCAGAAAACCCATTTGTTACATCTACAGGAATCCCAACAACAGCAAGGTAATTATGCAATTATCTAAACATTTTACATTAGAAGAATTTGAAAAATCACAAACTGCTACAAGAAAAGGTATAAAGAATAAAGCTGGTGCTGGAGAAATAAAAAACTTAGGCGATCTTTGTTACGAAATACTTGAGCCTGTAAGAATTAAATTTGATAAGCCTGTTACAATTACATCTGGTTATAGATCAGAAGAATTATGCGAAGCAATAGGCAGTAAAAAAACATCACAACACACCACAGGAAACGCAACTGATTTTGAAATAGCTGGTGTATCTAATCTTGAAGTAGCTTTGTGGATTGAAAACCATTGTGACTTTGACCAATTAATCTTAGAGTATTACACAGGCGAAGCTAATAGTGGGTGGATTCATGTATCATATAAAGATGGCTCTAATAGAAAACAAGTTTTGACATATGATGGGTCGTCTTATACTAATGGATTACCAGATGCTAAATGGTCTGGTGGAAAACTACAAAACTAAAGGAGTCTATTATGCCAATGGGAAAAGGAACATATGGGTCAAAAAGAGGAAGACCACCAATGAAGAAAAAGAAAAAAGCTAAAAAGAAGAAGAAGTAATGAAAAAAAGGAAAGTAGCAAAAGATAAGAAGACTAAAATACCTAAGAAGTACCTATCTGGTCTTAAAGGTAAAAAGCGATCATCAAGATCAAAATTATTAAAGAAAATGTCAGGTCTATATAAATCTGGTGCTACTATTCCTTTATCAATGTTCAAAGCAAGAGTTAAGTAATGGCTGTAAGAAGAAAACCATTATCTGCTCAAGTTATTTCTACACTTAGAGCAAAAGCAAAGAACAGAAAAAATATTACACTTGGACAATTAAAGAAAGTTTATCGTAGAGGACAAGGTGCTTGGCTATCATCTGGTTCAAGACCAAAAATACCAATGTCAGGTTGGGCTATGGCCAGAGTAAATTCTTATTTGAGAGGAAGCAGAAAACATGACACAGATTTAAGAAGAAAGAAAAAAAAATGAGTGATAAAACTGCATTACAAAAAATAGAATCTCACGAAAAACTTTGTCGTATTATGCAAAAAGCAACACACGATAAAATTCACGATCTACAATCACAAATAAATAGAATTGAAAAGATAATGCTTATTTCTGTTGGTGCATTAATAAGTTCTATGGCATATGTAATTATGCTTTTGATAGATAGGGTCTAAACCTTTACAAACACCTAAAAATAGGTACAAGTATTAATTGTATGAGTTATAAATCAATTCTTTGTATTTCAGATTTACATATTCCAGCACACCACCCTCAAGCATTTGATTTTTTAAAATTACTAAAAAAAACTTTAAAACCAGAATTAATTATTAATGGTGGAGATGAACTAGACAAACACGCATTATCTATGCACGACTCTGACCCTGATCTTCCTAGTGCTGGAGATGAGTTAAGACAATCTAAAAAATATATCTGGGAACTTAAAAAAATATTTCCTAAAATGATATTACTTCATTCTAATCATTCATCATTAATTTATAGACGAGCATTAAAACATGGTATGCCAAAAGCATATTTAAGATCATACAATGAATTTTTAGAAATAGATCATCAATGGAAATGGGTAGAAGATTTAAACCTTAGATTAAGTGATGGTTCAGAATGTTACTTTACGCATGGAATGGCTAGTGATGGTTTAAAATTAGCAATGCAATATGGAAAAAATGTTTGCCAATTTCATTTCCACTCCAAGTTTAACATACAATATTTTAGCAATCCTGATAATCTTATATGGTCTTTACAATGTGGTTGTCTGACTAAACAATCAAATTTAAACTTCTTATATTCTAAAAATCATAGACTTAGATTTGTAATTGGTACGGGTGCTATCATAAATGGTCAGCCTAGACTATATCCTATGGTTTTAGATAAAAAAGGGGATTGGATTGGCAAAATCGTCTAAGTTAAAGCCACAGAGAGCCACAGAGAGGGCTACTGATAAGCAAATAGGTGGCAACCATTACAAAGGTAAAATACAGCCAATAGAACTCATTGTATCGCATAATTTAGACTTCATAGATGGCAATATAGTTAAATATGCAGTTAGGAATAAAAAAGGCGAGAATCCTAGAGAAAGATATGATAAAATAATTCATTATTGTGAATTAGCAAAGGAGTTAAAATGTGGTTGAATTTATTATCGTTGGGTGTAAAGACAGGGGCTAAGATTTACCAAAATAAACAACGAACAAAACAATTACTGTCTGATGCTCAAATGCACCACGCAGAGCAAATGGCGAAAGGCGAAATTGAATATAAAGCAAAAGTTATTGAGAGTAATGACAATGGTTGGAAAGATGAATTTGTCCTTGTGCTTGTATCTTTGCCTATTCTTATATTGGGTTACTCTGTTTTCTCTGACGACCCTGACATTCGTAATAAATTAGATTTATTTTTTCAGTATTTTAAAGATTTACCTTATTGGTATCAAGCTATTTTTATTGGAGTAGTTTCTGCAATCTATGGTCTTAAAGGTGCAGACATCATGCGTAAGAAATAGTATAGTGTCCAAATGGACAATATAAAAGTTGATGCAGTAATCACAGATTTAGAATTACAATTAGAAACTCATAACAATCCTTATGGTAGTTATGTTAATTTTAGATTCATAGATACTTTTCCATACTTCACTAAAGTTAATGAGATGGTCGAAGAAATTAAAAGACGAAGTGATGTTGATTTAATTAATTACG